GGTCAGTGAAACGCGGGTCAAACACTGTAGGTGTCTTTGATTCTACTTCTTATGTTGATTTTGCTGGTAATGGTAATGCTATTAATCTTGATTCTGCTGCAACATTAGTTGTTTCGTTAGATTCTTCTACGGCGAATGGTTATCTTATGATTGAACTTCAAAAGATCGGTCCATTTGCTCCTGATGCATATTTCCAAACATAAGAGGGTAACATGAAACTCATTACAGAAATCTTCGAAGATGTTCAATACGTCACTGAAGCAAAAGAAGATGGTGGGAAGAACTTCTATATTGAAGGTATTTTCCTACAGTCCGCAATTAAAAATCGTAACGGCCGTATGTATCCAGAACATGTAATGGACAAAGAAGTTGCTCGTTACATGAAAGAAGCAGTTGAAACTAAGACTGCAATGGGTGAACTTGGCCACCCAAATGGCCCACAGATTAATCTAGATCGTGTATCACACCGTATTGTTTCTCTTCGTAAGGAAGGTACTGATTATATTGGTAAGGCTATGATTACTAATACTCCAATGGGTAATATTGCCAAGGGTATTATGGAATCAGGTGCTAGACTTGGTGTGTCTTCTCGTGGTATGGGTTCTTTGAAACTCAATAAAGAAGGTGTCAACGAGGTTCAAGATGATTTCAGACTCGCTACTGCTGCTGACATTGTGGCTGATCCTTCTGCTCCAAATGCTTGGGTAAATGGTATTATGGAAAACTGCGACTGGGTTTATGATGACCGTCTAGGTTGGAAAGCAGTTCAGATTATTGAAGATACCAAGAAGAATATTGATGCTGCTGTAGCATCTAAAAGACTTAATGAGCAGACTAAATTGAGAATGTTTGAATCATTCTTGAATAAAATTTCAAAAATCTAATAAAGATAAATAACTATAATAAATTATCCTAAAGGAGTTACAAATGGAAGAGAATGAAATCATTGAAGGTGCTGACGACAATATCCAAGAAGTTGCCGCAGCAGATACACTTAAGCCTGGCGGTGGTTCAGGTGGTACCGAATCTAAGGCAGAAATGCTAGCTACATTTACATCACTTCTTGCACAGCTCGGCAAAGAAGATCTTTCAAGCATCTTTGATGCAGTTCAGGCTCAGTATGGCGCTAATAAGGCTCCAGGTGCAGTTGATAATTCCGCAAAGAATGCTTCTACACTTAACATGAAGCCATCCGCTGCTGTTGGTACTGGTGCATGGAAGGAAGATCTTGACGACGTATTCGGTGAAGGTGAAGATCTTTCAGAAGAGTTCAAGGAAAAGACTTCAGTTATCTTCGAGGCAGCGGTTGCAACTCGTGTAAATCTTGAAGTTGCTCGTCTTGAGGAAGAGCTTGAAACAATTACAACTGATCTTGAAGAGCAGTTTAATGAAGCACTTGAAGAAAAGTCTGCTGAAATCTTCGAAGATCTATCAAGCAAACTTGATCAGTATCTCGACTATGTAATTGAGCAGTGGATGGAAGAGAATCAGCTTGCAGTTGAAAACAGCCTTCGTGCTGATATTGCAGAAGACTTCATTAAGGGTCTACACAATCTATTCGCAGAACATTATATTACTGTTCCAGACGAGCAGATTGATCTTGTAGCTGAAATGAAGGCTGAACTTGAAGAAGTTAAGGCAAAGCTCAACGAAACAATCGATTCAAAGCTTGAACTTGAGAATGTGCTAAATGAGGCAGTAATTGAAGCAACACTTGATGATGTTTCAACAGGTCTAGTAGAAACTCAAATCGAAAAGTTCCGCACTCTAGCTGAAGGCATTGAGTTTACCGATGCCGATACATACAGAAGAAAGCTTGAAATTATCAAGGAAAGTTATTTCTCTGGTAAGAAAGCTTCCGCCCCTTCAACCGGTTTAATCACAGAAGAAATTGACGGTACAGATGATTCACTAAATGAAGAAACAGTACCAGTACATATGCAGAAGTATATGCAGGCAATTTCCAAAACAATTTCAAAGTAAATAAAAATATAAATAAAGAATAGCTTATAATAAAGCTTAAAAATTAATGGAGAAGAAAAATGTCATATTTAAATGAAGAAATTCAAAATAAGTGGAAGCCAATCCTCGAGCATGGTGACCTTCCATCAATTAAGGATGCTCACAAGCGTTCAGTAACTGCACAGATTCTTGAGAATACTGAAAATGCAGTTCGTGAAGCACGTGCAGCAATGTCTGGCGGTTTCCTTGGTGAAGCTGGTCCAACCAACTCAATCGGTAACCCAGACTCAACCAATGCTGGTGCAATCGACACCTTCGACCCAGTACTTATCTCACTCGTTCGTCGTGCAATGCCAAACCTCATTGCTTACGATATCTGCGGCGTTCAGCCAATGACTGGTCCAACAGGACTTATCTTCGCAATGCGTGCACGTTATGCTAACCAGACAGGTTCTGAAACCTTCTACAACGAAGTCAACACTGGTTGGTCTGCTCGTGGTGGTGCAAACGGCCAGGCTTCCGATACCAATCTTGGTCAGTCAGGCAGTTACGGTGCAACTTCACCTGGTGGTGCTGTCAACAACGTTGGTAACACTGTATTTGCCTCAAACAACGCAGGTAACAGCACATACAACTTTGCTGGTGCTCTTAACACTTCCTTCGCTGAAGGTCTTGGTAACTCACCATCAGTATTCCCAGAAATGGCATTCTCAATCGAGAAGGTTACCGTTTCTGCTAAGACCCGTGCTCTAAAGGCTGAATATTCACTTGAACTCGCTCAGGATCTAAAGGCAATCCACGGTCTTGATGCTGAAACAGAACTCAGCAACATCCTTTCTGCTGAAATTCTTGCTGAAATCAACCGTGAAGTTATTCGTTCAATCGTTATCACTGCTAAGCAGGGTGCAGAATCCGGTACAACTACACAGGGTATCTTCGACCTTGACACAGACTCCAACGGTCGTTGGTCAGTTGAAAAGTTCAAGGGTCTTATGTTCCAGGTAGAGCGTGAAGCGAATGCTATCGCTAAGGGTACTCGTCGTGGTAAGGGTAACATCATCATCTGTTCATCAGACGTTGCGTCTGCTCTTCAGATGGCTGGTGTTCTTGACTACGCTCCTGCTCTAAACAGCAATAACCTACAGGTTGACGATACAGGCAACACCTTCGCTGGTGTCCTTAACGGCCGCCTCCGTGTTTACATTGACCCATATGCTGGTGCTAACTACATGGTTGTTGGTTACAAGGGTTCAAGCGCATTTGATGCTGGTATCTTCTACTGCCCATACGTTCCACTCCAGATGGTTCGTGCGGTCGATCCTAACACCTTCCAGCCAAAGATTGGCTTCAAGACTCGTTACGGTATGGTCGCAAACCCATTTGCTGAAGGTCTAACTGCTGGTTCCGGTTATCTTAACCAGGATTCCAACAATTACTACCGTCGTATTATTGTTAACAACTTGATGTAATTGTGACATTTTAGGATTATCCTAAAAATCTTTTATAGATAACAAAAAACTTAAATGCTTACTGGAGGGAGATTGAAAGGTCTCCCTCCTTTTTAGTATATATAGAGTGTCAGGAACATTCTAGGTGAAGATATGAGTAAAAAATTAACGGTCCCATCTTATGAAGAATTATATGATCTTTATTCGGTGAAGAAATTCTCTATTTCCAAATTAAGTAAACATTATAATACATCAAATCCAACAATAAGATCATGGCTGATATTTCACAATATAGAAAAAAGAACACACAAAGAAACTTGTGGTATCGTTAATTCTCAAAGAAGATTTAACTTCCCTGATATATTAGAATTTAAAGAAAAGTACAATACAATGTCCTTAGTTGAATTACAGCAAGAGTACTCTGTAGGACAAGAAACAATTTATCAATGGCTTAAAAATTTCAACTTACCTATTAGAGATCTTTCATCTGCTTGTAAATTAGGAAAGAAAAAACAACATTCTGATATACAATATGATCGAGATCTGATTGAAGAAACTTACAACAAATATCAGAATATTGCTATTGCAGCCGATAGTTTAAATATTTCTGTATCACATTTTCGTAAACTTAAAGATCTTTATAATATAGAGACTAAAAACTCATTTAGAAGTCAAATAGAGGAACTTCTTTTATCATATTGTGATGATACCTTTGTCACTAACAATAGATCTATTATAAATCCTTATGAATTGGATTTATATTCTTCTCAACAAAAGTTAGCTATTGAATATTGTGGTCTTTACTGGCATTCAGAATACTACGGGCAGAAGTCTAGAGATTATCATCAGATGAAATATAATATATGTAAATCTAAAGATATTGAACTTCTTACTATTTTTGAAACAGATGATTTATCTAAAATAAAAGCACTGATTGATAGAAAACTCAATAGAGTTGAGAAACTTGGAGCAAGAAAGACTCAACTTAACTTAATTGATTCCAGTTTAGCAAATCAATTCCACACTAAATATCATCTTCATGGTTCAATCGGTGGCTCAATTCATTTAGGTCTCTTTGATGGACCTCAATTACTTATGGTGGCTTCCTTTGGTAAATCTCGCTTTAATAGGAAGTTTGAATACGAATGTACTCGTATGTCAAGTCTTGATACTTTAAAAGTTCAAGGTGGTGCTTCAAAATTATTTAAAGAGTTTCTTTCTAGAAAGACATCATTAATAACTTATGCAGATTTAAGATTTGGATCAGGTTCTGTTTATAATCATTGTAAGTTAACTTATATTGGAAATACAGGTCCTAATTATTGGTACTTTAATAAGAAAAACCCAGACAGACTCTGGTCAAGAACTACATTTCAAAAACATAAACTCTCATCTGTTCTAGCAGAATTCAATCCGAACTTAACTGAATTTGAGAATATGAAACTCAATGGTTATGACAGAATATGGGATTGTGGTAATGCAATTTATTGTACTATATAAATATTCCATTGACCATAGTGTCATTATATACACTATAGAATAAATGTAAACAGGAAATTGTATGTTCGATCAAAATAATCTATCACAGCTTAATTTTAAAGTAAAGCTTCCGACACTAAATCAACTTGAAATGAGAGCTCAGTCGGTGGTTATCCCTGGTTTGAATCTAGGTCAAGCTTTAGTACCAACGCCGTTTGTTCGTGTTTTTGAACCTGGTAATGTTGAATATTCAGATCTTCAAGTAAACTTTATGGTCGGAGAGAATCTGAAGGACTATTTGGAAATCTACAATTGGATGGTTCAATTAGGTTATCCTGACGGACTCGGGCAGTATAAGCAAAAAGCAATTGATGGTAGTGTTCTAATTCTTAATAGTTCTTTAAATCCAATTATAAATGTAAGATTTACAGATCTATTTCCAATTTCTCTTTCCGATTTAAATTTTGATAGTACTTTATCAGAAATACAATATGCAACTGCAACTGTTTCATTTAAGTTTACAAGATTTTATTTTGATACAATGAACAGTTGACATTTTTTGTTGATGGTATATAAGAGATTTATACCATTATAACTATAATATGGAGTATGTATAATGAAAGTGATTAATCTGTAATGACTCAATAATATAAATACCTTTATAAAAAGGAGGTATTATGAAAATTTACAGAAAAATTTGGGAATCTCATTTTGGTCTGATTCCTGTTGACGAAGATGGACGTACTTATGAGATTCACCATATAAATGGTAATCACAATGATAATAGAATAGAAAATCTTTTATGTCTATCTATTTCTGATCATTTTAAATTGCACTATGATCAAGGCGATTATTTAGCTGCTGCATCTATAGCAATTAGAATGAATCAATCACGGGAAGTTATTTCTGATATTTCTAAATTAGGTGGATTAGAAGCCAAAGAAAAAAAACTTGGTTGGTTTTCTTTAACTAAAGAAAAGATGTTAGAAAATTCAATTGCGGGTGGTAAAGCAAATAAAGGAATTTTTTGGTTTAATAATGGTACAATTAGTATAAGATCTCGTGAATGTCCAGGTGATGGCTGGGTCAGAGGTCGTGTTCCATGTGGTACAGGAATGAAGCATGGCACTAAACTTGGAGTATTTTGGAATAATGGTTCTTCTAATGTTAGATCAAATGAATGTCCAGGTGATGGCTGGGTCAGAGGTAAATATCTATCAGATGAACAAAGAAAAAGAAGATCAGAAATAGCATCATCATATATTAGATCTGATTTATCTAGAAATAAACAGTCTGAAAAACTTAAAGGTAAATTAAAACCTAAATTAATTTGTCCGCACTGTAAAAAATTGGGTGGACGTCCTGCTATGATTAGATGGCATTTTGACAATTGTAAAGTGAAAGGAATTTAAAATGCGAGTAATCAACCTCTTTGCGGGTCCTGGAACAGGAAAGAGTACTACAGCGGCTGATTTATTTGCTCACATGAAGTGGAAAAATATCAACGTAGAGTTGGTAAATGAATATGCCAAGGAAGTCACTTGGGAGGAACGATTCAAGATTCTTGAAGATCAACTCTATATTATGGCTAAACAAAATCACAAACTCTGGCGACTAAAGAATAAAGTTGATTGGGTTGTTACAGACAGTCCACTTGCTATGGCATTGGTTTATGCAGGTGAAGATTATTTACCAAAGCATTTCAGACATTTAGGTCATGAGATCTTTAATCACTATGACAATATCAATATTTTCCTAAAGCGTGAGAAGCCATATCACAAGATTGGTAGAAACCAGAATGAAGCCGAAGCTCGTGAATTAGACGATAAGATCAAAACTCTCCTACTTGATTCTGGTTATGACTTCATTGAAGTTCCAGCCAATCAAGATGCCAAAGACGTAATTTTTAACTATATTGAGAATATGCTATGAACTGTGAACTAATTGACTGTAATGCAGAAGTATTGAAGAATCCTATTTTAAAGTTTGATTTTTCGAATCCACCTACAGATCCCATTGAGTTGGCACATACACTTGCTGAGCATATGCTTAAGTATAATGGTATGGGTCTTTCTGCTAATCAACTTGGACTTCCATACAGAGTTTTTGCAATCAAGGCAAATCCAATTATTGTATGCTTCAATCCATTTATTGTAGATGAGAGTGAAGATACTATCTATCTCGATGAAGGCTGCTTGTCATATCCTGGACTTATGGTCAAAGTGAAGCGCCCAAAGACAATCAAGGTCCGTTATACAGAACCAAACGGAAATGTAGTCACTAAGACTCTAGATGGTCTAACATCAAGAATCTTTCAGCACGAATTTGATCATCTGAATGGAATCAATTTCACCAAGCGTGCTAATAAGATTCACCTTGAACAAGCACGAAATAGATTAAAGTCTGGTAAGACACCAAAGTCTAAAAATGATATGGTTACTGCATACCTCAGCGGAGTTATCTAAGTGAAGCTCGATGACATCTTTACACTTTGGGAAGTCGACTGTAAGATTGACAAGACTGATCTTACTAATGAAGCTATCAAGATTCCACAGTTACATCACAAATACTACCGTATATATATTAATGAGAGGCTTACTCTCAGGAAGTATGAGACACAACTAAAGATCCTCAAGAAGGACAAGTTTGATTTTTATACTGAAGGTCCAACAGAAGAGACTCATGCATTAGGATGGAGACTTCCGCCCAGAGGAAAGATACTTAAGGCGGATGCAAATGGTTACGTTGAAACTGATAAAGATATCATAGATCTTACTTTGAAAATCGGTGTCCAAATTGAAAAAACCGATTTGTTGGAATCTATTATTAAATCAATTGCCAATCGAAATTTCATCATTACTAATGCTATAGCCTTTGAGAAATTTCAA